ACAACGTAATGCATCTTGTCAACAAGATCATCCATACTAGGTTTAGCCCATTTACCACCAGTCTCGTAGATACCGCTCATTCCTTCATTAGACCACTCAAAATCCAAAGGCACAGACAACTCTGCATACTCGGTACAAGCAGTAGCATTAGTGCAAATAGTAGGGGTTCCACAAGCAATAGCATCAAAAGGAATCATCCCCCAACCCTCCCCCATAGTAGGGTACAAAAGACAATGAGCAGACCTATACAAGTCAGCAAGATCAGGCTCAGACAATTCCCAATCAATAACCTGAATCCTGTCATGATTAGTGATCGCACCGTGATTCATTCCAGAATCCCGTATGCGGGCATCAGGAGGCCCCATAGACTTAACAATCAACCGAAAGTCCTTCCGATGCCCATACGTCCTCATAAAAGCATCTACAGCCATCTGGGTGTTCTTCCTAGTTGACGGACTACCAACATGAAGAAACGTAAAAGGCTCATCAGGAATCCAAGAGTTTGACCAAAACAAATCAGATTCAATTCCTAACTTAAAAGAATGAACATTCTCATGTCCGGTATTTTCTTTAAAGACATCACCAGCCCACTTCGAAGTAGTCCAAATCTCATCACACTCATTCAACCTAGGAATCCAAGACCCCGGCATCTTTGTGGTTTCCCAATAAGAAAAACCAACATTGTAACAATCAGCAAGCTTAAAATCTACGGGCAAGCAGTTATTAACAAGGACATCACCCTGTTGGACTGGCATTCTTGGTTCAAGCACTAAACCATCCTGCATAGAAACAAAAATGTCAAACTCTTTGCTTCTGTCTGAAATAAGAAAATCCTCTGGCTCAGACACAGGTAGACCGGCGTGTCTAAGACCAGAGGAAATCCTATATGATGCGTAACCGTATCCGTCAGCCTTACTCTTTGACAGTGCTCTCCAAAACAATCGGTTCGTCATCATTGTTAACCTTATACAAGGTGTATTCACCTAGTTCAGAAATCTTTTCCAAAGACTCCTCAACACGTTTGATTTTCATCCCCCTCCCTTCTGTCCTTGAAGGTGTAAAAGTTCAGCATGGAAATCCTATCTGATATTTTCTCCGTTTTCAGGAGTTTGTAAATTTTTCTTTAGATTATTTCTCTATCAAAAACTAATTTTTTACCAATAGAAACAGCTTGGGTATGAAGTTCATCATAATTATATCCATGCTCTTTCGTGTACTGAACTCTGTAATTAACCCAACCATCTACAGCCGCCCAGAACTTCTTATCCGTCACCCGCTCCAGTTCTTGCAATTCCTCAACAGTCAAAAGGAAAGAAAGAACACCGAGAGGCATGTACACAACCATGTCATACCCCTCATTTTTGCCAGCCGCATATTCTTTAAGAAGATCCTGAAAGGACTGAACAATCTTCTTAACCGCTGGACCAGTATAGTAATCAATGCTACCATTAGCATTTCTCAATCTAGGGCAGAAATCATCAACCGTTGTAATCGTTCCAACAGTTCGACAAATCATTGGTCTATAACCGTAAATAGTGCAACCGCCTTTCCAGAAAGCGCACTTCTTTTCGGTTTCACCACCAATCTGCCATGTCTCATCAAACATTGCTTCCTTGAGGGACTCAATAACCCCATCCATCCACTCATCAGCAAACTCACGACCCTTATCTTCCAAGTAAAGGTAATACTCCTGACGAAGACGGAAAGCAATATTTGCACACTCACCCATATGAATAGTCAACCCAATAGTACAACACTTGCCAGAACCAAGACACTTGTACTCTGTCTCGTTTTGTTGAGCCTCTAGCATACGGACCTGATTGTAAATCATATCCAGTTTTGCAAAAGTTGTAATGTCCTTACCAGTTACAGATCTTCTCAACGCCCCATTCCTTTCTTTTTCATATTATTAGCTTTACGCATTTCTCTACGCTTTCTTTCGACAGCCTGCTGCATAGGCGACTTAGGTCTGCGCATACTAGTACTTGATAGGTTTCTACCCTTGCCTCGGTACTTCAAAAGATCGTACTTCTTAACCCAGTTGTACACAGCCTGAGGAGTGACTTCAATGTTGTAGCCGTCCTTCAGCCTTTTACAAATGTCACTAAGATTCATCCTCTTTTTGACATAATGCTCGTACAACCACTGTTTATCTTTGTAGGGTTCCGAAGCCATGATCAATATAATACCATAGAGCAATACCGATTGCGTCGTTTATGTCTTCGTCTTCCGTACTAAAACCGACTTGTTTATCAATAATTTTCTTAACACGATCTTTGCGCTCCTGAGTCAGTCTTTTCTGAATACCCTTCGAACCGTACTTATCCTCAATGGCTTTCTTATCAGCCTTTGATACATTTTTGTATCCAATCCGATTCTTCCAGATAAGAGGATTGCAATCGCACATGCTATAACAATATTCATCTAGCGTTCCCCATGAATATCCAATAATATAAGAGATAATCCGACTTGACTGAAAGTTCTGAATATAAACCGACTGCTCAATTACGCCATCCTTAAACTGGTAATCTTCCCATACATCTTGAATACCTTTCCTAATTGCACGAAACTTGTTATCAATCTCTTTGCTGTCTTTAAAATCAATTTTTCCAGTACCAGCAACACTAAACTTATTCCTATCAAGATCAACAACACACCAGGCTAGAGAGTGAGAAGAGGGATCTATAGCAATTAGCCTAGTTGCCTTAGCAGCAGACACTAATTTACTTATACTCATCTCGAAGCTCCTTTTCATCCCAGCCCCAAGACACAAGCCTTTTTATGTATCTCTCTCTTTTACAAGCTTCACATATATCTTCTTTATTGTAAGAAGAAAGGATGGTGCTACAAGAAGAAGTAGCGCATACACGCTTTTTGTTTTTATTCTCCTTTTTCTTGTAATAGTTTTCAAGCAGCCTCTTGTTGGTAACAATTCGTCTGCAATCAGGGGAGCAAAACACCGCATTGTACGTTTTTGGAAGAAATTCCTCTCTACATTCCGGATTTTTGCACCTGATAGGATCAAAACGGCTCGTACTCCTCTTCAATATTTTCTTTCTCCGACCAGCACAATTCCGCTAGATCGCATCTAGCACAGTGCTTCGAAGTACGCTTATATGGCCGCTTTGGTTTTTCGTTGTCTTCAACAGCCTTATAGATCTTACGATACTTCTTAAATAGTTTATCAAGAAATACGTCGTCACGCTCGATATAGATAGGTAAAATTTGTTGATTGTTTTTATTCTCATAAATAACAAAACCGCTATCTAAATTCAAACAATGCATGTACAAATTAGCCTGACGAACATGATCATCAGAAGGCTTATGAGACAACTGCCTATACTGAAACCCCTCCGTAGAAATAGACTTCAGTTCAATAAGTTTATGACCATCAAGATCAATAATTCCATCAGCAGTACCCTGAATAGGTGGATCATCGTTGCTCACCGGCAACTCTTCTGCAACAAGAATGCCCATCTCGCGCAGATAAGAATACAACCTATCATGCACAGCATGTCCATTATCAAAGATACGATATGTCTGAGGTGAAAAAGAAGGTGTATACGTCACACCTTCAAACATGTAATACCAATACCTAGCACACTGATTCGTAGAACTTGGTCTAAAGTAATCAACCTTCTTATAGATAGGCTCATTACGCTTAGCGATATGAACATCTACTGCCTCGCAGAACATATCCTCAAGTTGAGAACCAGTCAAAGGCTCACTCTCAACAATAGCCTCTTTCTCCTGAGGTTCCGATTTCAATGCCTTTAACGATTTCATTGTGCTCCATTCCTAGCCGACAGTTTAAGAACATTGATGTTCTCACCCAAAGCTTCATACATTGTTTTCCAAATATCATTAACAAACTTATCTTCATTGTCCATAAGTTGGGACTTGCGCTTAAACATTTGCGACTTAACAATCATCATTGTTCTAAAAGCAGCAAGTTGATTAGCGTATCGGATAGCCTGACCACCAACATAATGATCAGGTCTCTGGATAATGTCTTCGACAATCTTCATGCATTCAATAAACTCTTCAGCATGGTCACCCATCATATTGGTGACTGTATCTATGTCTATATAAAAATTACTCAATTATGTTTCCTGTCTAGGATAATAGAAAACAAATCTGTCTTCCGTAGTGACGGGGGGTGGAACAAATGCCATGTTAGCACAGCCCACCCGATGAATGTGGGAAAAGAGGTGCTCTTCCTAAAAAGACCATTCTTAAAAGCAGTAGACATCGTTTGATGCTTGCTAGATAGCGCCCAGTAGTCATATATAATAACCACAAGAGCCGTCATAAGCCATCCTAAAATACCGTGCTTCTCAATCTTCCTCATAATTACTTC